GTGGTATCCCGGCATACCAACATTGACCCGGTCAGTTCGTTCGTTGAAGACGCGCAACTTCACCCAATCTGTAAGATAATCAGGCGGCGTAAAATTTACGTTAACGTTGATATCAATCGGCGTCGTTGCCCAATTGGCAACAAGACGCGCTTCAATATCACGTTGTACTGTGGAAAAACTCATTAACCTAGCCCCGCACTGATTGTTTTAATTTCTGCGAACACATCTGCAAGCGTACGCTGTAACATGAAACCCTTGCCCATCTGTTTACTGTGTCCAGCTTCAAGGTACTGAACATAATCCAAATTGTTTGTTATCCATACGACAGGAAACTGTGATAGGTCTCCTAGAAGTTTTGCCGATTGTTGCGCGTTAACGTTGCGCGCTGCTGTGTCACCGCCCTGTACTCTAGAAGGCACCGACAAATTCGGCGTATTAAATGCGATGTTCCATGACGCACGCGCCCAACCGGTGTCAACTGGTGTACGTTCTGTCACACCCCTGAAAATATCAAATGACACTTTTCTGACGACGTCCGCAACATCGACTTCTATTTGCTTTGCAAACTTTTTGATTGTACCCTCAAACGACGGTAGGTTTGTGAAGCGTACGCTACTCATGGCTTCCGAAGTTGCAGTTCCCATGTTGCGGACGCTGGGTCTTGCTTCTTATGCACAACGTCATAGCGAACACTAACGCCAGCCTCAATTACCTGCACGTGGTCTTTAATGCTCGGCACAATACCGGACAAATACGCTTGAGGGATTGTGCCCTTAACATCAGTAGGCTCGATGCTCTCGTTCATGATCTCGCGCTGCGAGAAGTTTTCGAAAATCATCGACGTGACAACGAGCGACGTGCCGGTCGATACAGTTCCCGACGAAACATCATACGTCGCAGTGGCATGAGCGTAGTAATACGCAGTAGTCTTGATATCGCCGACCGCTGTGAAGATAGTCTGCGCCGCCTTCGCGAATGTGTCCCTGAGGCCCATCTCACGCGCGCTCCAACTTCACGAATCCAACGTCATTTCGTGAACGCGGTTCCCCGTAATATTCGATGATCGCAATAACAGAATCAGGCAACACCGTTACACTGTCACGATCATCTTTATCAATTACCAGCTTCATCGATCCAACCTGCAATTCCCTGAATCCCTTTGTATCAGGTTCTGCCGTGCGATCAGATTGCATCAAGTACAACGCAAGTTCTGCTGTTGCGTCTTGCAGAAAGTTAGGGATGATGTCGCTATCAATTGAGTAGCCATCACGGTCATACACTGAATATCGCGGCCAACGAAGGTTCTGCTCTTCAGTTGCACGATACCCTTTCCAGTCTACCCACTCATCAAGCGTACGCGATGCATGCATCAATGCAGTTTCTTGCAGTGCGCTGGCGGCGGCTGTCCATGCAGTAGAGAAAAGACGCTGCGAAAAATACGTACTCGCAGCGGCGAGCGTTGTATAGCTTGTCGCGCTAACGCCCGCAACGACAGTATTAAACGACATATTAACCTACCTTTTCAGCCACTTCGCTGAAATGTTGATCGCGTCGCGTTCCTCTCGCTACGAAGCGCATGTAATCATATTCATCCCACCACACTTCGCTATACGAACAATCTCGATAGTCCTCGAAGTATGGCCCACCTTCAGTGTAGTGCAGATTCGAAATGCTTTCGATGTTCCGAAACGGGTAGTAATCAACAAGAAAGTTCCATTCAAGCGGCAGTTCGCCAATTTGATGATCACCTTCAAGCCACTTGAATTGATGCAGGTCGAGACCGTTCGCGTTGTGAATGTATTCTGGCGTCAAGCCACGACATTCATCACAATTGAAAAGCATAACGCTGCTCCAGTTCTTCTTTGGATAGCGCGTTTGCTTTGTTCCAAGATATTTTATTTCTGATTCAGGATTATGCTCATGCTTTACAACCTGAACAGCATAGCGGTCATCGAACTGCGCAAACAAGTTGGCGATATCATCGACAACAAGCATATCGCAATCCATGAACACAGCAGGGCCGCTGTAGCCACATAGATACGGAACAAGAAACCGCGTAAACGAGAATTCATTTGACTGCAACGGATGCCGTTCGCGCATGTAAATAGATGAAAGATTGTTCAGTGCAAGCGGAATGATAGAAACAGGAACACTTGCGCGTCGTTGTATGCTGCTGCACAATGTATAGAATGCCGCTGATTCAGCATGATCGAATCCAATGAAGACGCGTAACGGTTTCATGAGCGCGTTACCTCTTCGAATTCGACATCAACGTAACCCAGTTCATCAACCGCAAACCGTACTTCATGCCGTTTTAATATCGCATCGAACTCTGCCGATTTAACGAACGGCTTCGTATAAGGCGCATGATCCCCAACTGCAGGGGTGTATACCTTTAACCGAAACACGTCGCCGACGTTACTTGAAATAATAAAGTGCGTATTGTCGTCGACAATTATATTCGCTGAATACATACGGCGCTTAATTGCGTTAAGCGCATACGGCACGTGCATTGGCTCAATACGCGTATCCAATGAACATGATGCAATCATCAGATCACGTGTGTCGATAACGCGTTTTGCAATATCGGTTTCAGGTTCTTCTGCCGGTGCTGATACATAAACACCGCGCATCGGTATCATGTTATCGTCAGGCTTGAATGTTTCAGCTTGCGACTTTTCTGCGCCGCGCACAGCAGACGGCACCCCTGCCGCTACTGCCGCTACCGCTGCGCTATCTCTGAACATCTTTAAAAATGCACGTCGTTTCATCTTAGCTCCTCTCGCTTTCTGTACAGACGTTCAAGTTCTACATCAATGCGATTTAAATCGCGCTTGCGTTGCTCTGCCCGTTGCTCTGCTGGAATCTGTTCTTCAATTATCTCGCGTTCGATCATCCTGCGACGTTGCTCTGCCTGCTCGATACGCAAATCAAGCAAATAATCGTGCGTCGCATTTTGCGCTACTTCGAGATCAACAACCGTAACGCCTTCCTCGCGAGGAAGTCCTGTATGTCGTGTTAGAAAATGTTCGTCGAGATAGTAGATGCCACCGCCTATCGACGATAACAGTGCTGCTGCACCACCGATAATTCCGCTGATCGTCACTGCCCGCTTCTTGTCAGATGTTTCCACGGCAAACCCTCACGCATTTCATCGGGCGTCCATTGCGTATAGGCAAGATTGTGCGCCCATTGGGTAACTGTGTCGAGTGGCGGCTTTATTATACGCGTCAGGTCTTTGCTTGCTAGGTCATAGGCCATAGAACCCTCATCACCTGCAAATATAGGCACACCGGCTAGGATCGCGTCTACGCCGATATTCGAATTATAAGTGATAACGTACCGCGCATCGGTTAAATCGTCTTGTAGCGACTTCTGCGAACGCGTAGCGTGCAGTATAGACGGTGTTCTGTCGAGTGCTAGCGGATGCGGTCGGAATACAATCTCATTGTTAGGCGCAATTCTTCGCAGCATGTAAATAGTGGTCGCACACCATTCGATGATATCAATGTTTTGTACACTCGCATCAGAAGGCACCTGCCCGCACACAAGCAGTGTAGCGCCACCTTTCTTCCACGGGACTATTTCTTTGCCTAACTGCGCCCACCGGTCACCGGGCATGTTCTTGTTGCGAAAGTTCGCACGATTGTTCAGACCATTCCAACCGGCCGCGTAGTACACATCCCGGTTCACGTAACCTTTTTCTAGAACAAGTACCAGCTTCTTTGCCTTTTGTTGCGCCTGTATAATAGCACCGCGCGCATAGCTCACCGGAACGTTTTTCTTTCCTACTCCGAAAACGACCGCAATGTCACTTTCGATGTAGTCATTAACTGACCGAATTTCTGTATCAGGGCCGATACCTTCAGCAAACGCTGAAAGTACCGCATGATGCTCCGGGTTATCTAAACCCGGCGTGTATACAATTACACGCATCAACGTTTGCGCGCCGATACAATGAAACCCATGCCATCGTCGGCATCTTCATAAACGATACCGGGAATTTTGTCATACTGGGTTGCCCATACATCGATCATGTATCCATGATCTGCAAGCAACTCTTCAAACTGCGAGCGCGTGTAATGTCTGAAATGAAAAGGATGGGAAGTCTTGTTGAAGGGTACGATGACCTCGTTAGGTACAGACGCGATCAAGTACGGGCTGGTTGCAGAATAGCGCGCAATCAACTCTTCCGCGTCTACAAGATGTTCAATCGTTTCTATAGAAACTATCGCATCTATGCTGCCAAAATGCTCAATCGCACGTGACCACTCATCAGCGCTGCCTAAATCTACAACCGCGTACGCATTATTGTCGACCTTGTACGCACGGTTAGCCGCATTGATTGCTTCCGGTTCAATATCGAACCCAATAGCAAGTGATGCAATGTTCGAAAGCATCATTGTGCCGTAGCCTACACCGCATGCGCAATCAAGTATCACCTTGTCGCGACCCAAGTCCTTTTCAATCATGTCAATCGCGAACTGATAACGATTGCGATGATTTGGTTTTATACCCGCGAGTGTTTCTGCGATCTGTCTTTCACCTGTTTGCTGCAGCATAGTAATCCCCTTGTTATCGCGCCATAGCTTCGACTTGATCGTAGCCGTGCCGCTGCAGATCATAGATAAGCATTTCAATGATCATGTCTTCGAATGTATGTACCGGTGCCCATTGCAATGCGTCACGCGCTTTCTTAGCATCACCGCATAACAAAGGAACTTCGCTTGGGCGCATATAACGTTCGTCCTGCTTTACATACTGCTCATAATCAAGACCCATGTACGCGAACGCGATACGCAGCAGGTATCGTACCGTGTGCGGGACACCCGTTGCAATGACGAAGTCATCCGCGACATCACGTTCAAGCATCAGGTTCATAGCTCGCACGTAATCTTGTGCATGCCCCCAATCACGAGAGGCATCTATATTGCCTAGCGTTATAGAGTCTGCTTTGCCTGTTACAATGCGCGCGATGCCATCTGTAATCTTGCGCGTAACAAACTCAATACCGCGAAGTGGCGATTCATGATTGAACAGAATGCCGCAACACGCATACAGACCATATGCTTCGCGGTAGTTCTGCACGCAATAATGCGCCGCTGCTTTAGCAACGGCATACGGCGATCTAGGGTGAAAGGGAGTTTCTTCGCTTTGATGCTCGCAATTCACGAGTCCAAACATCTCGCTCGTGCTCGCTTGGTAGAAACGTGTATGCGGAGAATTGACGCGGATCGCTTCGAGAAGATGCAGCACGCCCATATAGTTTATCGTCGATGTCGCAATCGGAGACTTGAACGATTCAGCAACGAAACTTTGTGCCGCGAGATTGTATACCTGCTCGAACTGTCCTTCTCGAATCGCAGTATTAACACTTGAACTGCAGGTCACATCAAGCGTTTCGAACGAAAAATTAGGATTGTCGAGCGCACCTATCGCGTCTAGACGCCATAGAGACCGCTTGTCGTCACTTCTGCGCGGCGATGTACCGACGACCTTGTATCCGCGTGACAGTAGTAATTGCGTCAGGTACGCGCCGTCCTGTCCGGTCACGCCCGTGATTAGTGCATGCATACTGTACCCCTGTTGTTAAGCTGTTTGCTTCAATTCATGAGCGTGTGATTTACCCTGCTGTTTGCGCTCGGGTCCTTTCATATGATCCATGAACCGTCCAAGAATCGAGTCGTTGAAAGGGTGATTCGATTTCTCGTTTGTTGTCATGTTGACGCGCGGCGCATCAAGTAGTTTGATGATGTAATCGAGGACATAGCAGTCATGCCATTCGCCCAGTAGTCTGAACGCACCGTTGAAGTACGTCGACATATACAGTTCCATGAAGGTGCGATTGATCGCATGACTCGGGTTGAATCCAAGAAAGCCGCTTTCCGTGTACGACCATTCGCGCTGCAAGTGCGCAATGTAAACGTTGTCGGGAACAAGCGTCTTCAAGAAACCTTCAGGCATGTCGTTGTGCAGGTATACATCTGCATCGACCCATGCGACACGCTCTGCAACATCAGGTTGCGTCAATGCATGATAAATGCAGTACGCCTTTCGAAAGAACCTTTGCACATCGAAACGGAAATTGTAGACATCTTCTCCGTTAGGCGCGCGCATGATGCCACTGAATAATGGATCACTTTTCGTAAGTACATTTTCGAATTCCGTGAAGTCTCCGAATTGGTACAAGTCGACGTATTCAACGCGCGCATCGGATGGTGCGCTGGTAGGCAACCCGCGCTCGAAGTATACGCGCAGTGTTTCATCTTTCCAGTGTTCTAGGAACGACTCGATAAAACGCTTCCCGTAATCGTGATACCCTTTCTGACTGAATGAAGTGATGATCATTAGTCGTCGCCGAACAGGTTGCTTGCTTCTTCGTCGTCACTGGCTTCTGTAGTGTCAACGTCTGCCGCTTCGTCATCCAAAAGTTCCTCGATTTCTGCGTCAGCGGCTTCGCGTGCTTCAGCTTCAGCACGATTACGTGCAAGCGCTTCACGTGCAGCAACTTCTACAATATCGTCATTATCGCCCGCATGGGTTTCACCACCGGCGCGCTCCCAGCCATTGTACTTTCCCTTGCCTAAATCATAGGCCCAATCGGCTTCGTTGATGATGCGAATCTTGCCATTACGTTTGTTGCGAATCTTGATCGTTGGCAGCTTGCTCATTGAAGGGGTCTCCTGAAGTTAAAAAATCCCGGTGCATTACTGCACCGGGATTCTATTCACGTACGCGCTGTTATTAACCTGCGATACGCGTTGCCAGTTGCGGACGCACCAACTTCGCGCCCCAGAGAACATCGAATTCCCACACAACCTGCTTGTATTGACGCGAGACTTCGAGTCGCAGAGTGATACCGGTCTTCGGATCAGTCATCGACATGATCTGCGAACCCAGTGCCATATCCTGCGAGTTAGCGACCAACGGACGGTTAGCAAAAGCGAACGCATCACGGTGGAAGGCAAGGTTGACGACGTGGTCGCCTACAATGGTGACGGCAGCGCCAGCAGTTGCAGCAGTCTGCAGAGGAGGATCAATCTGAACTCCCTGCGCAGTGCCCGATACAATAGCAGACACAGTCGCTTTAGCAACGTAGGTCTGGGTATCGCCGGCGATGGTGAAGATATCACCGATGTTGATGTTACCCTGCGCAGAAGCAGACTGGATGTCCAGCGTGCTGGCGCCGGCAGCAGTAGTCGAACCGACAAGTCCACCAGTTCCCGCAAGAGTACCGGCAACATGTGTCACAACCGCATCGTCAGCAAACCAATCGATACCATACTTGCGACCAATCTCGCCTTCGATCTTGACGCCATTGCTGCCGATCTTCTCTGCATCAGAGAACGGAGACAGTGCGAGAGCATTCGCTTCAGCATCGTAGTCGAGAACACCCCGACGTTCAGTACGCGGAGCACGCTGCTGGTGCAGCACTTTGCGCGCATTGGTTGCGTCGGTGACAGTCGAAGCAAACGGAGTAGTACCCGCAGTGCCGGTGTAACCGTAAACACCCAGATACTCTGCGTGAATGTCTTCGTTGATCACGTTTGCAAGAGACCGAATTGCTTCGCTCATCTGCATCGGCATGAAGTGCTGGTTTTTGTCGATCTCAACCATTTCCTTGTCAGTCAGGAAGAAGTCAGCCTTCTTCCAGTTGTCAAGGCTGATCTGTACCTTGCCGGGAGAAGAATTGCCCGGGGTAGGCGGCGTGTTGCTCGGAGCAACGTCAGTGGCAACCACAGCAGAAGGAATCGGCACGTCGATAGTGTCGCCCTTCATCGCAGCTTCGCTTGAATAGTCACCATTCACCAGACGCGGCATAATCGCCTGCTCGCGAAGGGCAAGCAGACCGCGCGCAAGGATTTTGGCGAGAACATTTTGTAATGAATTTGGCATGTTACTCTCCTGTTTTTGCGTGAGATAAGTTTAAGCCCACCGGGCCTGCTTACACGTCACCGACGCGCTTGCGTTACGTTAATCGCTTACGGCAACCTTGCCTGCTGCGATGTCTTCAATGTTGGTATTCAGTGCGTTCTGATCGCTCATCGAAACAACCTTTGAACTTCCAGTACCACCACCCTGCATACCACCACCGCTGCCACCGCCCGAACTTTGTTCGAACAGGTAGCCTGCTTCGTCAACCAATGACTGTGCCCACTCTTCCATGGAAAGCGTGGTTTTACCGTCCTTGCCATACATGACCTTTCCGTCAGTATTCGTGGGCACCGGCGTACCGTCATCATTGATCGACCAAACCCTTCGACCGCGTGCGATAATATCTTGCATCGCACCGGGACGCACCGAAGCCGTACGGGACACTGCAGCCTGCAGTGAATTATCGATAACGACTTCAGTCAATTTCTGCTTGAATGTCTGCTTCTCTTTCTGCTGTTCGTCAAGTGAGCGCGCAAGCGCCTCAATTTTGCCTTCGTAATCAGACTTCATGCGGGATGTGCGCTGCTCAAGCACTTCGTCAAGTTTGCCGGCCTCGATCAATTTCTGTTCACTGATCGCGCGCATCTTCTCGATTGCATCGCGTGCCTGCTTCGCATCAAGACCCTCGAAGTCCTTCAACTGCCGCTGCAGTGCCTCAGTATTACCGGCTTGCTTCTGCAGTTCGGCAAGTTGCTTGTTCAGATCGATGTTTGTGTTTCTGAACTCACCGATCCGCTGCTTGAAGTCGCCGTCATCAGTATCGAGGACGAATTCATCACCGACCTGCGTGTATGCTTCACGCAGATATTCAGGTACTTCGTTGATGTCTTTGACTACTACTTTCAATGCCATTTCTAAACCCTCCGGGTTTTAGTTACCAAAACTCGCACACTTGTTCAGAAAATCATCGTCTTTATGAATGAGTTTCGACGGTAGTGTGTCGCCTAAAAATACAATGTCCTTCGGACGCTTCTTCGCGAGTTTCGCAAGCGCGACGCCTGACGCAAGCATGTCGGGACGCGTCATCCATTCACGACCATCGATCACGCCATGATCTGTCATGTCCACGCCTTCACGGTGCGCGGGTCCGTCTGCATACATGTCTTCGTCTTTGCGCCAACCACAATCGGTTCCTGCTAGAATCACGCGCGATGCGCCCATGAAAAACGCAGCACTAACCGCACGGTTTACAACGTTGTAGCCGCCGCCCATGCAGGTATCGGTATCAAACAGGTCGCGGTACATCTGCACTTCGTTTTTGTAACCGGTAGCACTGTGGAAGATGATCACCTTTTCATCTTTCAGATATTCGAATAATGCAGGGTCACTTGAAGAGGCAACAATGTGCGTCGTGCCGGGCGCTTTGAAAATCTTGTTTGGATTCGCTATGTGCGCACCGGGGTCCATTGTCACTGCGTAGTCAATCTTGAAACCATGATCATGCAGGAACTTTATTGCCGCCTTGCACGCGAAGATGATCGCACCGTTGTCGACCGCTTCGCGAATGCCACGTAATACCGACGCATCTTTCAGCGTCGGGCCTGAACCTGCGACAACAACAGTCGGGCCTTTTCCATCTTGAACTAGCTGATTGTGTTTGTAACAAGGGAGATTCAGGGATGCGGCGTGCGCAATGTTCCGTTCGTAATTATCGGAGTTAGGGTTTACGAACTTGATCTGCTGGCCCGTTGGTGCACCCGGGCGCGGCTGGTTGATCGTAAGATGTCGAAGGTGAACCGGTAATACTATCGGTGCAGCTAACATATAAAAACGCCCCCACGGGCATACACTTGCCTCGTTGAAATTGAGGCAAGCATAGTCCTGCAGGCGCGTTATTGCAAGCGCTTATTTACGACGAAGTTTTTAGACACCGCGTGCCTAATTCCTTCAATCGTTAGTCGTGATTCCTAGTTGTTCAAGTTCTTTGTCCAGTTCTGATTCTTTCTTGTCGTACAACGCAGGGTTATACGAAGGGTCACCATCAAACTGATCAAGCAACATTCTATTGCCCGCTTTCGTACGGTATGGTTTCCCGTTTGGTTTCAACAAGTATTTATCATCGTCACTCATACCATCATGATCACACAGTCAAGAATATAAGTCAAACAGGTTGTTAATCAACACGTTGCACAAGATATGTTTCCCATAAATCACCGAACATGTGCGCTTCGGCAGCGGGAATCCGCTGCTCTAGCCTCGAAAGCTGCGCTTCGATGTCGTCAGGAAACGGCCACGTATTGACCAGCGTAACCGCTTGTTGAAACGGTTCACTGAACTCATCAAATTTAACGTTGTTCTTTGCCATCAGTCGTCAATCGTCTTGTATACCTTGTTGCGGTAAACCTTCTGCCTTGCCTTGATCGATTTTTCAACCAAGTCATCGAAATACTCTGCCAGTTGTTCACTGTACTCTGCAAGCGCTTTTCTATTCCAGTACCACATCGCAAAGTGCTCTGCATGAAATTCAAAAGCATTAGTAGTACTGTACTTCGTGATAGCAATGTCTGCAAGGTACGATGGCGGCGTGGGCGATCCCGCCCAGAAATGAACTTGAT